GAATATGCTTGGAGGAATGGAGGAGGCAGAATTAGTGGCTTCCCGCGTTGCCGCCAGCAAGATGGGCTTTTTCACCTCCCCAGATGGTGATGGCTATGTAGGGGATGACGAAGAGGAAGAGGAGGGGGCATTAATATCGGATGCAGAGCCTGGGGTATTTGAGCAACTCCCAGAGGGTGTTAGCTTCCAAACTTTTGACCCACAGCATCCATCCACAGCATTTGATTCATTCGTAAAGACCGTGCTAAGAGGTGCGGCAAGTGGGCTAAATGTAGCTTACAATACTTTAGCGAATGATTTGGAGGGTGTTAGCTTCTCATCTATCCGCTCTGGAACAATTGAAGAAAGAGATCAATGGAAGCAGAAGCAGTCTTGGATGATAGAGCATTTCTGTATGCCTGTATATTTAGCGTGGTTGAAGAGTGCTATATTGTCAGGCAAACTAAATCTGCCAATGGTGAAGATTGAGAAGTTCGAGGAGGTTATATTCCAATCTCGTGGGTGGAACTGGGTTGATCCAAGATCTGATTCCATAGCTAACGAGATGAGTATTAAGATGGGTGTAACAACTCGCTCTGAGATTGCTGCTGCACAAGGCAAGAACTTAGAGGATATATTCGAGCAGTTAAGCAAAGAGCAAGAGTTAGCGGATAAGTATGGATTAGACATTACGGGAGAAAAGAAAGATGAGCAAAAAGACGAACAAGACGATTGAGGCAGGAGTTCTCCACAGAGGGTTCAGCTTTGACCGTGAAGCAATAAGTGAAGAGGGTAGGACTGTAGAGATAGCCTTTTCATCCGAAGAGCCAGTTGAGCGCTGGTTCGGTAACGAGATTTTAGACCACTCTAAAAGTTCAGTAGACCTTGGCAGGTTGAAAAATGGAGGAGCGATCTTGGTAGACCACGATCCAGCAGATCATATTGGAGTAGTGGAGGCAGTAAGCATTGATGGCGACAAGCGAGGTCGCGCCACTGTACGCTTTGGGAAAAGCAGTAGGGCGGAAGAGATTTGGCAAGATGTTGTTGATGGAATCCGACATAATGTGTCAGTTGGGTATCGTATTAACAAGATGATTTTAGATAGTGAAGAGGAAGGCGCTGAGACATATAGAGCAACTTCTTGGACACCACACGAGATCAGTTTTGTAAGCGTGCCAGCAGACAGTAGCGTTGGAGTTGGACGAAAAGAGACCAATGATAAGCGGTCTATCACTATTGAAAACCTTTATGAGGAAAAGAAAATGAGCAAAGAAAAAGTAGAAGTAACATCTATTGATGTAGATGCAGAGCGTGCAGTAATTCGCAAAGCAGAGCTTAGCCGCATTGGCGAGATTGAGGCATTAGGCAACAAGTTTGAAGCTAAAGATATGGCTCGTGACTTTGTTAACCAGGGTAAAGATGCAGACGACTTCCGTTCCGCACTACTAGAGAAGATGGGTAACGCAACTGCAATCACTGAGTCAGCAGATATTGGTATGACTGACACAGAGGTTCGTCAGTTTAGCTTTATGAAAGCAATTAATGCTTTAGCTAACCCAGGTGATCGCAGAGCACAAGAGAACGCCTCTTTCGAGTTTGAGACTTCACGAGCTGCTGCTGAGAAGTATGGCAAGAATCCACAGGGTCTTATGATTCCAATGGATGTACTTAAAGGACAGCGCGATCTTAATGTAGGCACTGCTACCGCAGGTGGTCATACAGTTGCTACAGACCTTTTGGCTGATAGCTTTATTGATAAGCTAGATAATGCAATGGTTGCTACTCGTGCAGGAGCTACAGTACTCCGTGATCTACAGGGTAATATTGCTATTCCTCGTGCTACTGGCGGAGCTACTAGCTACTGGGTTGCAGAGTCTGGTGCAATTACTGAGTCAGCGGCAGCGTTTGACCAAGTAACAATGTCTCCTAAGACAGTTGGAGCATTTTCTGATGTTAGTCGTAAGCTATTGCTTCAAAGTTCTGTTGATGTTGAGAGCTTCGTTCGTAATGACCTTGCTCTTCGTCTTGCACTTGCTATTGACAACAAGGCATTTGAGGGTGACGGCACAAGCAACACTCCAACAGGCGTAGTTAACGCTACAGGCGTTGGTTCTGTTGCGTTTGCTTCTGCTACTGCTGGTGCAGCGACTTGGGGTGAGATCATTGATATGGAGAGTGAAGTTTCACAAGATAACGCTCTACTAGGCAATCTTTCATATATCACTAATGCCGCACAGATGGGCTACCTAAAGCAGACTAAGAAAGACTCTGGTTCTGGTATCTTCCTCGTTGAGGGTAGTCAGCTTAATGGCTATAATGTGCTAGTATCTAATCAGATTTCTACTGCTGGACAGATGTTGTTCGGTAACTGGGCTGATCTAATGATAGGTTACTGGTCAGGCGTTGACATTAATGTTGATACTTCTACTGGAAGCACAAGCGGAACTGTTCGTATCGTTGCACTACAAGATGTAGATGTTGCGGTTCGTCACGGTGAGTCTTTTGCTAAAGGCGTATAACTAATCTCCCCTCTTCGGAGGGGTATTAATTGGAGAGTTATTATGAAAGTAGAATTTTTAATGCGAGCAGATTTTAAGCGTAACCGTTACAACCAGGGGGACATCGTTGATCTTGGAAAAGATGAAGTTGATGTTCTCGTTGATAAAGGTTTCGCCAAGAAAGTTGCGAGCAAGAAAAAGGCTGATTAATGGCGCACTTTACTGACAGCGAGATAGCAGAGTTCCTAGATGTTGATGATCTAGGGATTACTGCTACCTATAAAGCTGGCGGTATTGGTGCTGGTACAAGCATAAGCGTTATATTTGCTAATAATTATGTGGCGTTTAGTGGTGGTACTGTTGATGTAGAGGGGACATACCCTGTTGCGACTTGTCGTACAAGTGATGTTTCTTCCGCTGCACACGATGATACTTTAACAATTGATAGCATAGTCTATACAATTATTGGAGTACAGCCTAGCAGCACAACGGGCACTACTAAATTAGTGATGAACTCATGAGTCATCTACGACAGCAAGTTAGAGAAAGAGTAGGAACGATCTTAACAGGTCTAACTACTACAGGCTCTAATGTGTTCCAAAGTAGACTCTACCCGATGGAAAAGGCAAAGCTGCCAGGGTTGATTATATATTCAATATCCGAAGCGGCTACACCGATAACATCAGGAAGTTCACGCACTTTACAGGCGCAACTAACATTAGCAGTAGAGGTTTATGCGACAGGTTCTAATCTTGATGACACCTTAGATACAGTTTGTAGTGAGGTTCAGGAGGCGATGGCAGGAGATAGACAGTTGAATGGTCTCGCAAAAGACTTACAACTAGATTCTACTGAAATTACCTTTGCACAAGAGCAAGAGACTGACATACCAGCAGGTTATGCGACTATGAATTGGTCTGTTTTCTATAATTATGCCGAAGATAACACTTCAACCGCTTTATAGGAGCTAGATATGAAGATGACAACCCCAAACGGGATAGAAACCGATGTTCACCCATCAAGCGTTGATCGAAAGAAAAAGGCTGGTTGGAAATTAGTAGGCGATAAGCCACAAGCAAAGAGTAAGGAGAAGTAAGATGGCTACATATACAGGCGATGGCGGTATCATCAAGACAGGTTCAACACCAGTGACCATAGGAGAGATTCTAGGGTGGACGGTAGAGCAGTCTACAGATACTATTGAAGATACAGTTGTTGGAGATACAGCTAAGACATTTGTAGCTGGGCTGACTGGCTGGACAGGTACTTGCGAGGCGATCCTAAGTGACTCTGATGCAGGACAAGCATTGATGGATAACGGGAGCACTCAAACTGCTCTTGATTTCTACTTTGATGCTTCTACCTCAGGCTACAAAGGAAATGCTCTTGTTACAGGTATTTCAACTACTTCTGCAATGGGAGATATGATTAAAGTATCTCTAACATTCCAAGGAACAGGGGCTTTAACTAGCGATCCTTGGTCGTAAAGATCAGCGTGATACACAGCCTCCGAGACTGCGTATCACGCTCTATATATTCTCGGCATAAATTATTCTCGGAGAGAAATGATGAATGGTGATCTAATATTATCCAAAGCTACAGAGCATTTTAAGCAACAGTTACAGAACAACTCAGAATCAGTAGCAGTGCCAGAATGGGAGACGGAAGTGTATTACCGTCCTATGAATGGCAAACAAAGAGATGCTATACTTAAATATATAAACGATGGACATATATTTGAAGCTCTAGTTGAGTCTATCTTGACCAGATCAAGAGATGAAAATGGGAAGTTAATGTTTAAGCCTGTACATAAGCGTGAGCTGATGACAAAAGTTGACCCAGCAGTAATTGAGAGAATTGCAACTGCAATGGGAACGCTAGACTCGATGTTATTAGAGGAAGATGAGGAAGAGGTGAGTGTAAAAAAATCCTAGAGGGTGATGGCGAGCTGATGGTTCGTTATGCCCTAGCAGAGGTTTTGCACAAGTCAGTAGTTGAGATATTGGAGTTATCCGTAGCAGAAGTAGATGGATGGATAGCGTACTTTGAGATTAAAAAACAGAGGGATGGTTAAATGGCAAGAGATACCACTGTAAGAGTTAGAATCGTTGGTTTAGACGGTACTGGCAATGCGTGGCGCTCTGCTAATAGCCGTGTCAGAGGACACCAGCGTAGAGTTGGCAGACTCACGAGACAATACCTTCGACTAACTGGCGCGGTAAGAAGTCTAAACTCTGTTGTTGGTGCTATGCCAATTGCGGGTGCAGCAGGAGGCGTTGCTGTATTTGGCTTTTTAGGTAAATCAATATTTGAAGCTGGGATGAAGATGGACTCCCTTAAAAACTCAATGATTGTAGCTACTAAATCAATGATGGGCGCAGAGATGGAGATACGCAGGATCAAGCGCCTATCAAAAGAGTTGGGTGTCAACTTCGTTGCCACAGCGGATGCGTATAAGAAGTTCAACATTGCGGCAAAAGAGGTGGGAATGACCTCTAAAGTTTCAGATAGAATCTTCCGTTCAGTCGCTAAAGCCTCTGCGGCAATGGGTCTCTCCTCAGAGAATACCAGACTTACTCTAAAAGCATTAGAGCAGATGATATCCAAAGGAAATGTTCAGGCTGAGGAGTTGAGAGGTCAGTTAGGAGAGCATTTACCTGGTGCGTTTGGTATGGCGGCACAAGCAATGGGCGTTACAACCCAAGAGCTAAATAAGATGCTAGAGCAAGGAGAGCTGTTAGCTACAGACCTTCTCCCACGCCTTGCAGATGTGCTAGAGAATAAGTTTAGTAGGGTAGCAGTAAGAGCCGCTAAACAGCCTAGAGCCGCATTAGAGCGACTTAAAAACGCTTGGTTTGAGTTATTAGTAGCCTTTAATAAAAGTGGAGCTGGCAGAGCTATCGCAGATATGATGAAGTGGCTCACTAAACATATAGAGAAACTTGCTCAGAACTTCGACCAGTACACACTCAACTTTATCCAGATGCTGCGAGATTGGAATAAAGCACTGATGGTTTTTGTTAAAAGCAACTCAACCATAGGTGATATGTTTAGCGGTATTTTCGACTCTATGTATTCTGTAGCAGAGCCATTTATAGATAAAATATGGAACTATTTTACTCAGGGGGCTGTCGTTGCGGGAAAGAGTGCGCTGGATATAATGGGAGGCGTATTTAAAGGGCTTTCAGCTCAATACCACTCTTATATAGTCGATGTTAAGGATAAAAACCCCCTTGCTTTTGGTAAGACCGAGGCGGAGGAGGCTATAAATCACTTTGAGAGCACTTTAAAAACCCTGGCAGATAAACAGAAGAGAGGCATACGCACCATCAGGAGTCTTGCAGGGGATGACACCCCTATTAGTGAGGTAATTGGCGAGCAATCCGATCTTTTAGAGGAGGCTTGGCAGAAATACGAGGAGATAGTTACTCCGCCAACTGTTGATATGACCCCACTAGAGAATGCTAAAAAATCACTAGATGGCATAGGGGAAGCCCTAAAGAAAACCGTCTCAATAGTAGAGCAGACGGACTTAACGCCTCTAGTCAACCAGATAGTTGGGGTTGATGACGCCCTAGCCGCTAGTGCAGTAGCAGTACAAGAGCGTATGGATGCCATTAAGTTTGAAGACCTTATCGAGAGATACTTAGTTGCAATGCAAGCATTTGGTAGAGACGAACTTATACCAAAAGTGATCGCCCACATGAGGACTCTTAGAGAAGAGGGAGATATGACTTTCAGTGAGATGGGCACACATCTGGGAGCTATGCGAGAGGCGGTAACTCTTTACAACAATGCACTATCTGAGTCTCCGCCCGCAGGAGATCTAGGCTCAAAAGCCTTTAAGAACTTATTACACACATTAAAGATGCTGAATCCAGAGTACAAAAAAATATACGAACATCACGCTAAAATAGAAGAGATGCAGAAAATGATTGTAGAAGCTGCGGAGCAGTGGGGTTTCACTACCGAGCAGACAGCGCTATTAAATGAGGCGCTTATAGAGAGCATGAAGGACGGGCTAGATGAAGTGAAAACAGAATGGCAAGAGGCGGCAGAAGCTATGAAGGACTCTATGGCATCTACTATCACAGATGCCATTATGGGCTTTAAGTCACTCAAAGAAATGATTAGCGATATAGGCAATATGATCGCAAGGATGATCATTCAAAAATCTATTGCTGACCCTATCGCAACAGGCATTAGTGGAGCTATTGGGAAGCTGGACTTTGGATTTGGTACATCCCACTCTGGCGGTATAATAGGAAAAGACACCCCGAAGTTCCATAATGGTGGAATTGTTGGCGGATTAGGCTCTAATGAAGTACCAGCTATTTTAGAAAAAGGTGAAATGGTACTGACTAGAGAGCAACAAAAAGCAGTAGGCAATAATGTTGTCAATGTCACATACTCCCCACAGGTTAACGCACTAGACCCACGCACAGCGGCTACGGTTATCGCACAGAACGCACCAACAGTTGTAGGCATAATCAGACAAGCAATGAATCGCAACGGGAGAGCAATAGCAATCTAATGGCACTATTCCCCACATCACCAACAGCGTCATCTATCAAGATAACCAGCATTAGCCCAACGCTGACCTCAGTCACCCACTCGCTCAAAAGACAGGCAAGACAGAGAGGCGGTCAAAGATGGGCGTTAGAGCTTGACTACCCACCAATGACCCGTGCAGAGTTTGCCCCACTCTTCGCCTTTTCAGTTGCACAGAAAGGGCAGTACCAGACATTCACTTATCAGCCTCCAATATACAGCGACACCAGCGGCACAGCGACAGGGACTCTGTTAGTTAATAATGCAAGCGGTTATAGTGTTGGAGATTCTACAGTTGCAACCGATGGGCTGACAGGTACGCTTAAAGCTGGCGACTTTATCAAGTTTGCAGGTCACGATAAAGTGTATATGCTCACCGCTGACGGAAGCACTACTTTAACTATTGAGCCACCTCTGAACGACACTGTAGCAGATGACGAGGCGATCACCTATAACGATGTACCGTTTACGGTAGCGTTTGTCAATGACTCTCAAAGTTTTGGCAGGGGTGCGGCTGATCTACACGATTTTTCAATCTCGCTAGTGGAAATTGTCTAATGGATAGAAGCTCCACCAGCGCATTTCAGACAGAAGTTGCAAAGCTCCAAAATCGACCTATTCATTTAGTAGAAGTTTACTTTGATGATGAAACGGTTTATATGACTGATGCTTTCAAAGATATTAGTTATAATTCAAACACTTATACGGCTGTTGGTCATTTTATGGGCTTCTCTGATATTGAAGAAGCCGCAGAAGTAATTGTTTCAAGCGTTACATTGTCATTAGGTGGTGTTGACCAGGTATGGGTTTCAAGGGTATTAAACAAGGCTTACATTGATCGCACCGTTAAGATATACACAGCATTTTTAGATGATGCTTTGGCGTTAGTAGTAGACCCAGTATTAATCTTTGAGGGTCGTATGGATCAGCCAAGCATTGAAGAAGACCCTGATGCAGGAACTAGCTCTGTTAGCGTAAGCGTAACAAATGCGTGGGTGGACTTTACCCGCAAGACTGGCAGACATACCAACCACGAAGAAACTCAAATCCATTTTCCTGGAGATAGGGGTTTTGAGTTTGCGAGTGAAGTTACGCCTGATATTATCTGGGGGAGACCAGCGTGAATCCATCTAAAGAGTTAGCGCTCCACGCTTATGTGCAAGAGCAGATAGGTAAACCTTTTGAATATGGAGTTAATGATTGCGGACTATTTGCCGCTGGCGCACTTGATCTATTAACAGGCGGCAATCTAGCTACTAAATTAAAAGGTCAATGGTCGAGCGAAAAAGAGGCTTATCAGTACACGATAGATCACGGCTCAATAAGTCAGCATTGGCAAGATGAAGGGTGTGAGCAAGTTAAAAAAGAATTTATACAGACAGGAGATTTTCCTGTTATCGAACACAAGCCTTACCATTTCAGCGCAGGTGTTTGTCTCGGTGCTAAAACTGCTATCAGCACAAGTGATAAAGGTGTGGTTTTAGCTCATACAGCAGAATTAAGAAATGTGATGGGGGTCTGGCGTGCTAGGTAGTTATCACACAGGATTAGTCCGCCCTCCTTTTAAGCAAGCCCCAGTTGTCGGGGCTGTTGCGGGTATGTTCGCACAGTCGTACATAGCAGGCTCTTTAGGAACATTGGTTGCTGGCAATATTTGGAATACTGCAATAGTAAAAGGTATTACCTATGCCACAATGGCAGGTGCGATAGGCGGTGCGATAGTCTCTGCGGTAGTCTCTGGCGCATTAGCAGAAACCCCAGACCAGCCAGACTTCGGCACGGATGGCGCATCAAGAGGAATACTACTCAACAAAGCGGCAAATGATGCGCAAATCCCTGTAGTTTATGGACAGCGAAAAGTGGGTGGTACTCGTGTATTTATGGAGGTTACAGGGTCAGACAACGAGTATCTACATATGGTTTTAGCTATATCAGAGGGTGAGATTGATTCTATTGAGAATATCTACTTAACTAATGTGCTATCTACAGATAGCCGTTTTTCTGGATTCCTCGACACCTACACTCACACAGGCGCAGACGATCAAGCCGCAGACACCAATCTAGTTAACGCTGTTAGTGGATGGTCAAGCAACCACCGATTAAGAGGCACAACTTATCTCTACGCACGGTTGAAATATGACCAAGATGCCTTCGCCTCTGGTCTACCAACAATTACAGCAGATGTTAAAGGCGTTAAAGTCTACGACCCACGCACCACCACAACCGCTTGGAGTGATAACCCTGCTCTCTGTATCAGAGATTATTTAACAAATACAAGATATGGCAGAGGGATAGACACAAGCCTAATAGACGACACTAGCTTCAACGCAGCGGCTAATTATTGTGAAGAGCAAGTAACAATAGGCGGCACGACTAAAGACCGTTACACGCTCAACGGTGTAGTCGATACAAGTCAAGGCTCGATGGATGTACTTAAAAAATTACTCACTTCTTGCAGAGGGTTTTTAGTATTTAGCGGTGGTAAGTATAAGCTCATTATTGATAAGCCAGAGACAGCGGCATTTACTTTCAGCGAAGATAATATAGTTGGCGCGTGGTCAATCAAGCTAGGCGATAAAAACAGTCAATTCAACAGAATTAGGGGGAACTTCTTTAATCCTGAAAGAGAATGGCAACCAGATATAGCGGTCGTGGACTCACCAACGCTAAGAACGCAAGACAACGGTTTATTGCTAGAAAAGACCATTGACCTACCATTTACTTCTGATATTGACAGAGCGAAGATGATCTCCACCATCAACCTCAATCAGTCAAGACAGCAGATAATGGTTGAGTTTACCTCCACGATTGAGGGATTAAAAACCGAGGTTGGAGATGTTGTATATATATCTCACGCCACGCCAGGTTGGGCATCTCTTAATTCGGGATCTGGAAAACTTTTTAGAGTGATGCGAGTCACCATCCAGAATACAGATGAGATTAGAATTTTAGCGTTAGAGTACGATGCGACAGCCTATGATTTTGGCACTATCCAAGTGTCAGATGGCGCACCAAATACTAATTTGCCAGATGCTACACAAGTAGGATCACCAACAGCACTTTCGGTTAGTGAAGAATTATATGTAACGGCTACTGGTAAAGGCGCACAAGTTAGAGCAAATCTTTCCTGGGGTCAGCCAACAGATGCCTTTGTTACTGCTTATGATGTTGAATATAAGAATGGTACTGGCAGTTGGGAGTTTGTAACAACAACCAAAGCATTAAGCGCAAGGGTTAATGATTTAAGTGCGGGTGAATATTATTTCAGAGTTAGGTCAATCAATACAATGGGTGTCCGTTCTAATTGGACTGAAACATCTAAGATTATATTTGCTGGATTAACAACTCCACCCGCAATAATAACTAATTTTAGTGTTAGAGCGATTGACGGTTCTTGCCATCTTCAATGGGATAGGGTTACTGATATTGATGTTCTACACGGTGGCTATATTAGAATCAGACATACACCAATGATATCGGGTGTTACTTGGGCGCATGGTACAGATATTGGTGAAGCGTTAGCGGGTACAGCAACAAACGTTGTGTTGCCATTGTTAGCGGGTACTTATATGGCTAAGGCTGTTGATAGTGCTGGAAACTTCTCAACTGATGATATTCAAGCATTTACAACTGTTCCGAATATTATGTCGTTTAATGTTGTTTCAACATTGACCGAACACCCAAACTTTACTGGTCAGAAAGAAGATACAACTACATCTGGTTCGGTGTTGCGTTTAGATGGCGCACCAAATCCTATTATTTTAGAAGATGGCTTCCAATTATTAACCGAAGCTGGTGAAACAATTGAAACAGAAGTGGCACAATCAGCGGTTGTTGATGCTTATGGTGAATATTACTTTGCTAATGACTTAGACCTTGGTGATGTATATACAAGCCGTGTATCGGCTAATATTGTGGCTTCTGGTTATGTTGTAAGTGATGTTGTAGACAATAGAGCAGACAATATTGATACGTGGGCAAACTTTGATGGTGAACCCTCAGATGCGGTATCAGCACAGCTACAAATCAGAACAACAGCAGACAACCCAGCAGCATCTCCAACGTGGACAACTTGGAATCCTTTAGTTGTTGGTGATTATCACGCACGAGCGTATGAGTTTCGTGTAATATTCAATTCAACAAATTCATCAAGAAACATAGACGTTTCAACTTTAGAGGTGACAGTAGATATGCCAGATAGAAACGAGAGGGCGCAGAATTTAACAGTGCCAGTAGGTGGCTCGTCAATCACTTATGCTAACGCTTTTAAAGACGTACCAAGTCTTGGTATTACTGCTCAAAATGCAGATGGCAATGATTGGTTTAGTTTGACTAATGAAACATCAACGGGTTTTGATATTGAATTTTTTAACGGTAATAATAGCATTGAAAGAAGTATGAATTATATGGCTACTGGTTACGGTAAAGCAGTCTGATTTGTTCGTTTTTTGACAGTATTTAATGTTATAATCAGAACCAAGTTTAGGAGAAATAATGAGCCAACAAGATTACACAATTGATAACGCAACTGGTGCTGCTGTAAGGGCAGATTTAAATGCTCAACTTCAAGCAATAGTTTCAGCTAATAGTGGCACAAGCGAACCATCAACAATGTTTGCTTACCAAATATGGGCAGATACTACGGCTAACAAATTAAAGATTAGAAACGGTGCTAATAACGCTTGGTATGATGTTGGCGCTTTAGATAGTGCCAACCTTGGCTTAATGTTGGCGTCATTCTTTCCAAATATCAATGCTAACGTAACAGCAACAGATGAAGAATTAAACAAGCTAGATGGCTTAACAGCATCAACTGCTGAATTAAATCTATTAACTGGACAAACAGCATTATCAAGTGTTGCTGATGCTTATCCAATTGGCTCTATCTATATGAACGCTTCTAATAGTGCTAATCCAGCTTCATTGCTTGGCTTTGGCACTTGGTCATCATTTGGTGCTGGTCGTGTATTAACTGGACTTGATTCATCACAATCTGAATTTAACGCTATTGGTGAAACTGGTGGTGCTAAAACTGCTCCTCATACATTAACAACTGCTGAGATGCCGTCA